AAACCGATTTTTGTAGAGAGAAGTAGAAAAAGAGAAAAAGGAAGGAATTGCGATGAGCAATATCGATGGACTTGCCTCCCAGTGGCTAGAAGTAAAGGCGTTAGAAAAAGACATTATTGCAAGGCGTCATGCAATAGAAGAGCAGATCACCACAGCGTTAGAATCAAAGGGTGAAGGCTCGATCTCCCACAAGCTAGAAGCACACAAGGTAACCTTAACACAGCCTGTGTCTCGCAAAGTTGATGCGATAGTTTGGGATAAAGTTAAGGACAAAATTCCAGAGAATATGCACCCAGTTAAAGTCAGTGTTTCTGCTGATTCGGCTGGCTGTAGATATCTTGCTGACAAAGAGCCACGGCTCTGGGCAAAGGTAGCCAAGGCTTTTGAAATGAAGCAAGGCAAAATTGGAATCAAGGTGGAGGCTCTTTGATGGCAAATAAGAAATTATTGAAATCAAAAAAAGCAATGAAAATGGAACTCCAACTTGCTGAAATTGGTTGCATCAAAGCTTTCTTAAAGGATGCAACCAAATTAACCACACATTGGGGTTCTGCTATTAGCGGAATGGAAGAATGGGAGGCTGAAGTTTTAACAAATCTCTCAGCCTTTTTTGAAGAGGCTGAAGAGGAATTATATAATTTTCAGGCTTTTGGTAAAATTTAAATAACTGAAAAAGGAAAATAAAATGGAGAGAACTATGGATGAAATTTTGGATGAAGTGTTCGCACTCGTATTTGGGAAGGATTGGTAATGGCTATAAATCTTAAATCACTGTCGAAGCCAGACAAGCAACGACCAGTCATAATGACAATCTTTGGGGAGGGCGGTCTTGGAAAAACGAGCCTGGCTAGTCTGTTCCCTTCGCCTGTTTTCATAAGAACAGAAGACGGTACAGCCTCTCTGGTAGGCAATGACAACGTCAGCCTGTTTCCAGTAGCAACTTCCAGTCAGGACGTTCTAGACGCTATTCAGGCTCTTGGAACAGAGAAGCACGATCACAAAACTCTGGTGATCGATTCAATTACTCAGCTCGCATCAATTATTGAGTCAGAGATAGTTGAGCAAGATCCCAAGGCTAAGTCCATCAGCACTGCTGGTGGAGGATTTGGTTCTGGGTTTAGTCAGGCAGCTGAACGGCATTCTCTTGTCAGAAGTTGGGCTGGAAGCCTAGCCTACGAAATGAACATGAATGTTGTGTTCATAGGTCATGCCGACACAGAGACATTAACTCTGCCAGACATGGACCCCTACAATCGTTACTGTGTTCGTATGCACAAGAAAAGTATCCCCCACTACACTGATAATTCTGACGCAGTTTGCCTTATCAGACTGAAGACCTTTACCAGAGGAGATGGCGATAAGAAACGTGCCATCTCAACTGGAGAGCGTGAGATCCTGTGTTTCCCACAGGCATCGAGCGTCACTAAGAATCGCTTTAATATTAGCGAGCCACTGCCATTCACATTTGAGGGTGGCAACCCTTTCGCACAATTTTTACCAAACCAGAAGGAGAAATAAAATGGACTTAAATGGATTTAATGCTCTTGAAGTAGAGCCATCAGCAACCTTTCAACCACTGCCAGCAGGGTGGTACAAATGTGTAATCACTGAGGCTGTCGAGGGAATGAATAAGGCAGGGACAGGATCATACCTCAAGCTATCAATCGAAGTGATTGATGGTGACTATATAGGTAGAAATGTCTTTGATTATTTAAATCTCAAGCATGACAAAGATGTAGTCGTACAGATAGCACAGCAATCACTATCTGCGATATGTCGATCTATTGGTGTCAACAACCCAAAAGACAGTGCAGAGCTCTGTGACAAGCCACTCATGGTTAAGATGTCTGTGACACCTGCAAGTGGTGGCTACGAGGCATCCAACAATGCCAAAGGCTATGAGGCTGTAAGTGCTGGAGCTTCAGCACAAGCTGCTCCGTCTGGTGTGTCTAATGAGGCATCATCAACACCACCTTGGAAGACGTAGTTCTGTTGAGCGATGGGGTGGCACTGTTCACCCCATTTTATGAACAGAAGGAGAGTGAAATGAAACGTAAGCAAGTTAAGAAACTGTGGCTGGGTAAGTTTGTCTCTGTCAGAGACTATGAGCTCAAGGATGCAATTCGAGAGGGTGGATTGATAATCGAGCACGAGGGAGAGCAGATGCGTATGTCTGTCGAAGACGTAAAGCAGATCACGCCATCAGGAAAATTTCATAAAGCTAAATTTGCTGGGAACATCCAGAGCTATCAATTGTGTGATATCACATGGAAGCCTAGCAATGATGAGCAAAAGGAAATGTTTTAGATGAACCTTGAGAAGTTCGCCACTCCAGCCACGATTGAGGCAATTTACAAATACTACAAAGACAAACGAAAGAACGAGCACAGACCACACTTAGGTGGGTCACAGATTGGCAACGATTGCAGTCGAGCTCTCTGGTATCAATTCAGACACGCATGGCGTCCAAGTTTTGATGGCAGGATGCTGAGACTGTTTGAGACTGGTGATCGTGAAGAGGATCGAGTTGTATCAAACCTTCGAGCAGTTGGAGTGACAGTCTGGGAGCGAGATCCAGAGACTGGCAAGCAGGTCAGGTTCACAGAGTGCGGAGGTCACTTTGCGCTATCACTTGATGGTGTTGGGCTGGGATTTGCAGAAAGCAAGAAGCCACACACTCTTGAGTTTAAGACAATGAGCGAGAAGAACTTCAAGGCAATGAAGAACTTGGGATGCCAGAAGTCAAAGCCTGTCTACTGGGCTCAGTGCCAAATTGGAATGCATCTTGCTGAACTCGACAGGTGTTACTTTTTCTGCGTTAATAAAAATACGGATGAGATCTATGGCGAGAGAATTAAGCTCGACAAGAAGGAAGCCAAGGGACTGGTTGATAAAGCCAACAAGATTGTGTTTTCTGACACACCTCCAGACAAACTAAATGAAGACCCCAGCTTCTGGCAGTGCAAGTGGTGTAGCTACTGGGCAGTCTGTCATGGCTGTAAGATACCAGAAGTCAGCTGCAGAACCTGTAGCCATGTGACCCCAGAGCAAGATGGCACTTGGAGTTGTGCCAAAGGCAAGCCAGTTGAGACTTGTAGCGAGCACCTTTTTATTCCTCAGATCATGCCAAAAGATTTTGTAGTTACGGATGCTGGTGATACGTTTGTGGAATATGAGGATCAGGATAGTGGCGAGATCATTCGTAACGAGAATAACAGCCAAGCCATTTTTGATGAAAGGATGCAGTGATGGATAATGAAATAGAAGAAGTATTAGAGTTAATACTTGAGATATGCCCAGACAAAATGACCAGTAGGCAGATGTCGATTGTGATGATTAACTTGCTGATCCACAAAAACTTGGCTCACTACTGGCCTCAGATCCACTCGAATGTCGCTGAAGTTGTAATGTATTATGACAGTGCCAATCGTACTGACGCAGTAAACGATGCCAACAAATTTCTAGAGGGTATCGTAAATGGCGTTTGAACTGAGAGACTACCAGAGAGAAGCTGTCGATGGACTGTATAACTACTGGGCAAGCAAGGCAGGTGATAATCCCTTGATCGTGGCTCCCACTGGTTCAGGTAAGACAGCTATACTTGCACAGATTATTAAGGATGCCATGAGCTATCCTGACACCAGAGTTCTGGTTGTGACGCACGTTAAGGAGCTTCTGGAGCAGGGAGCCAATGGATTGCTAAAGCTCTACCCAGAGGCTGACTATGGCATCTACAGTGCAGGTCTGAAGCAGAAGGTATTGAACAAGCCAATCACCTTCGCTGGCATCCAGAGCGTCTGGGAGAGAGCCTACGACATGGTTCCAGCCCCAGATCTAGTTCTGATTGATGAGGCACACCTACTGCCCAAGAACACTGAGACACGATACAATCGATTTATTGCCGACCTGAAGATATGCAATCCAGACGTTAAGGTGGTTGGATTGACAGCCACGCCATACAGGTTGGACACTGGGTATCTGCACAAAGGCAAGGGAGCAATCTTTGATGGGATAGCTCACGACATTCCTATCA